TCAGGAGATTATCTTGACTGGTATGTGAAATATTTTCCTAAGTCTACATATGATGATTTAGGAAATATAGGAAGAAACTCAAGTAATAGATCATTCGATCAAATAAAATTTTTAAGAGGGCGTGATCCTGGTAATCCTGTAAGACTAAGTGAAAGTAAGGGAGCAGGTGATGCCACTATTATAGGAGAGAGAGGTAAAAAAATGTTTGATGTAGATCAATCTTATTCTTTTGCTGACTATAAAAATTTGACACCAGAACAACAAAAACTATATGATGAGTTTATACAGCAGTATAAAAATGATTATGAAACTGGTTGGAGAGGTCAATATAAACAAGGAGGTGACATCTATCTAGGTAAGTATGAGTTTAGAGATGGAGGTCTTGTGAAAATGGTAGACGGTGGTTCTGAGAAATACGCACAAGCTATTCAAAAAGATAGATTTGAAAAAGCTTTAGGTATACCACAAGAAAGGATTGCTTTACAGAAACCACAAGTAGATTTGAAAAACATGGATGCTTATTTTCAAGATAAGTTTCCAGCATTAAAAACTGCACAAGAAGAAGCTGCAATTCAAAAAGAAGTTAAGCAATATGAAACTTCTCCAAAGTTCAGTTCCACAGAACCTCTATATAATAACAAAGAGAATCTGGTAAAGGACTATAAAAAATCTGCAGACTATAAACTAAGATTCATGAATGAGTCTGACTATTCTGAAGATGATATTAAAAGCATACAGAATAGTTTTAAAAACGCTGGTATATTTGAGTCTAAAGAGATTGATCCTAAAAATTATAAATCTAAAGAAGAAGTTATTGAACTTCAGAAGTTCCTAGCTAGTAACGGACTCATGGATGTGTTAGGTAAATACGGTCCTAACAAAGATGGTATTGATGGAATATTTGGTAAAAAAACAAGAGAAGCTGTTGAAAAATACAATGAACATAATAAACCTTATAAAGAAGGTGTTCTAGATGACGTTACCAAAAAAGCTATAAAGGATTTTAAAAATCAAAATGATTCTAAAACCACACTTGGTATACAGACGCCATTAGATCTTAATACATTTATTCAAGAAGATGGTTCTGCTAATATCAGTGCTTCAAACCAAGCTATAAGAGATTTTGAAAAGAGTCTAAATAGTAAAGGTTATTTCAAAGGTACTAAGTTTAACACGGATGACATAACTGAGTTTAATCCTAGAGTTGCGTTTAAGTTTAAATTAAACCCTGATTCTAAAACACCATTTGGAATGTGTGCTCAGTATGTTAATGGAACTATTTGTGACGAAGATGCTGCTGGATTTGAAGCGCGTGAGAATCTAGGTTTAAGTGGTTCTGCATGGCACATATCAGATAACATTCAAAGTAAAGGTGGTAAATTAGTATTTGCAGGTTTACCAGAAAGAGATCAGGTTCCTGATTTAAAAAATAAAGATCAGATTGCATCATTTATAAAATCTAACTTACAGAATCAAACATCTTATCTAAAAGATATTGTAGGCGGAGGTGTTACTTGGGATAGTAAAGTAAAACCCGGTGATGTTGTTAATATATTTTACGAAGGATCTAACTATACAGAAGAAGCTTACAATCAAACTAAGTCATTGAATAATAGATTATTTACAACACACGTTGGTGTAGTAAAAGCAGATGACCAAGGTAAACTATTTGTTGAGCACAACGTACATGGTAAAGTTGAAAAAGATCCTTTAACCAACTTCTTAGAAGGAAAGGTTAAAGGTAATGGAAAGAACAAAGTTTCAATGATATCTGGTATCACTAGACCTAACTATTATGAAGGTGCACTAGCTGATGGATCCGGTATTCCTGAACAAGGTGTTAACTATTATCAAACTGAATATGGTAAGTTTAATCCTAAAGGAGCACTAGCAAGAAATGAATTTGATGGATTAGCTGAAAGTATTTCTGGAAAGACTACTTACAAATTCTTGAAGACAATTGAGAATAACAAAAAAGCTTTGTTGAAAGATATTCCAATATCTGAGAATGAGTTTGATAAATTGATGCGTGTATCAAGAGCAATACCTACACTTGAAACATATGCTGGTAAAAGTTCTGAAGAAGTTAATGCATTTGAAAAAACATTACAGGATACGTTCCTTTCGGATAGAGAGAAGTCAATGGGTTTAACAAAACTTAAAGATGAAACTAATCTAAATGAAGAGTTAAGGAAAAAACTGATAAAGTCTGATTATGAGTTAGATAAACCTGAGAAGGCAGCGTTACCAACTTTCTATAAAATTGCAAAAGATTATCTATTCTTAAAAGAGATCTCTAATAATAAAGGTATCAATCTAACAGCAGATCAATTAGCAAAACTTTCTGGTATTGCATATAATCAGTCTGTAGGAAAGATCGCAAAAGATCTAGTAGATGCTGGTTCCTATGATAACTATATAAACAATAGAAGAAGTCAAGCTAAAGCTGCAGGAAATGATAGATTCAAATATGAAGATTTAGTTACTGTATATGATAAACAAACAATGAAAAAAGGTGGTGCAGTAGAAGGTATCTATTTGGGTAAATACGAATTCAAAGACGGAGGTTTAGTAAAGTATCAATCTAAAGGTCAAGTTGATCAAAAAGAATTAGAGAGACGTGCGAAAGCTATGGGATGGAATACCGTTGATGAATATAAAAATGCAAATTGGAAAAGAAATACTAAACCATCAACAAATACATCTGACACATTTGATTTAGCATTAGATGCAGCATCTTTTGTGCCAGGAGCTATAGGAATGGGAGCATCTACAATAGGATTAGGTAAAAATTTATATGAAGGAGATTTAACGGGAGCTGCATTAGATGGATTAAATATTGTTACAGCAGGTGCTGCTAAATGGTTACGTGCAGCACAACAAACTGCTAAATTAGCTAGTGCTACTAAAGCAGCAAATAAAGTTGCAAAGCAAGCAAAATTTTTAGAGACTGCTTCAAATCCATTAGTTCCTAAAACTATTGGAGCAGTTAGAGATATAGGTAATTATCAATGGGGAGAAAACTTCCAACCATTTGCTGCTAATGCTACAACTGTTCCTAGTACACCTAAACAACTTCGTAAAAAGTATACTCCAACAGAAGAATACATAAAGGCATTAAAAATAGAGGAGAATGGTATTAGAAAAGGATTTAATAAAAATTCTGAAAAGTGGTTACCACATGCTTCAAAAGAAGGCGGTAATAAAACAATCGCTTACGGACATAAGTTGACTGATGAAGAAGTACGAAAAGGAACATACTCTAAAGGTATAACAGAAAAACAAGCTGAAGAATTATTTAATAAAGATCTAGCAAACCATCTAATTACTGCTGAAAGAGTTTACAACAACCGACATGGAAAAAATGCTTTTGATAAAGTGCCTGACACGCTAAAAGATCTAATAGTAGATTATACTTACAATGGTGTAATAGATAAGTTTACAAAGTTTACTTCAGCTATAGATGAGTATAGTAATGCAAAAACTCCTAAAGAAAAAGAAGCAGCGCATCAGAAAATGCTAAAGGAATATAAGAGAACCTCTAAAGGTAAGGATATGGTTAGCAGAAACGCATTTACAAAAAAAATACTTGATTCAATACCTGTTAAACAAGAAGGTGGATCTACTAAAGGTAAGGAATATAAAACACCTACTGGACAAAGTATTTATCTAGATCCTAATTTTAAATCTTATGCTAGATATCTAGATTCAAATGGTAATATTATTCCTGTTACTGAATTACAAAAGTTTTCTATGATATATGATCCTCAAGATAATACTTGGGATTCTACTCATAGTGAAAAACCTCTAAAGATTCGCAGTAGACGTATGTCATTTGAAGATAGATTAAATAAATCATTAGGAGATCCTATGGGTAAAGCAGCTCGTGAAGCAGCAGAAGGATTAGAACCTGGAGAAGATCCAGTAGATAATTTTAGACATCCTTTAGCTGGAATGTATACTCAACAAGCTATAGCAAAGAAAACAGGTAATATACCAATTGTTTCTCCAGTATTAGGTTGGGTAGGTGCAAACATTATGGGAGTAGGACATGAACTAGGTACAATATTTAATGATGATAGACCATTAAAATATAAAGGAAGAGAAGCATTAGAAGACATACTTAATAATGCTGCTGGTACAACAATTGGGTTATTACCTATACCTAATAAAGTTAAAAAAGAAATTCTATATAAAGCCTCAGCTAAAAACATGCTACCTGATGGTATATCAAATCCTGATGGTAGAGACTTTTATTTTAAAAACAATGGAGGTTCTGTTAGAAAAGTAAAGATCAAGAGTCTTCCTAGGAATACTCAGTAAATTTTAGTATCTTGTATATAATCACTATATTAGCCAGATGAAAAGACGAAGCGCTCGTAATAATAAAAAAAACAATCCTCTTGCAATAGAATTAAGAGATTTCCTTATGTATAGTAACCCATCAAAATTTGCACCTCGGATTAGACAAACCGGGGGTGAAGCATTTCCACAAGCACCTACTATGAACCAGTTCTTTAACTATGGTGCACCTACTCCTAAAACACCTTTTGTTTTTCAGGATGGTGGAGCAATGAATGATATTCAGAAGATGAATATGCAGTACATGCAGCATTATGGAAAGATGCAGGATGGAGGATCTTCCATGGACACGGGTTCTCAAAAGTCAACAAGAGTAGCTGATTTCTTGAGAAAGGTCAAAGAAAAAGCTATGTCTACTATGGAAGAAGAGTTGATGAACGAAGCTTCTGAGTACGAGAATGAATTGACTAATATGTTCCAATACGGTGGATTTGCTGGTCCTCAACCTGATTTCACAAAAGCAAATGCTTGGATGGATGCATATAGTAATAATGCTAATATAGGAAAGCTTCAAGATAATTTCTTAACACTTGCTGAAGAATGGGCGGATACACCCGATGATGTGTACGTTAAAAAGATAAAGACTAAACAGATGCCTATTGCACAGGCGGGTCTTAATTTTAGAGATCAAGCAACACTACCGTTTGATTACATGAATCCTCCTATATCACGTTCTAGTATTTCACCTTATCCAGATAACGATCAGGTGTATATGCCTAATGTAGGTTTCACTCCTGCAGATATTCCATCATTAGGTCTTACTACTCAGAATCCATCATATAATCAAAATATTCTTTCAGAGAATGTACCTGGAGCAGGAACACCCATTGAAGTACGTTCACAATATGAAATAAATAGAAATTCTTTATCACCATATCCGGATAACGAATACATTCCAGAAAATCCTACTGATATTCAATCTCAATTAGATTTTCGAAATAAAATGCGTAATATCTCACTAATTCCTGAAGGAGAAGAAGAAGAATATCTACCTGTTCCCATAGATCCTAATGCTGCACCTCAAGAAATTGATAAAGACTATCATAAAATTGTAGATAATGTTCCCGGTGAACCTGTTATCACACCAAAAGGTCCTACTACTTTAAAAACAGAAGATGATTCTAAAAAAGAATCTATTGTAGAAAAAACTATAGATGATATTGCTAAGAAGAGAGAAGAGGAAGCAGCAGCAAGAAAAGAAGGAACTAAAGAAGGAACTTCTACAAATGCAGGAGCACCCGCAGCAGGAAGTGAACAAGAAAAGAAAGAAGCTGCTGCAGCAGGAATGACACCAGCTGAATACAGAACTTTCTTATCTCGTATGAGTATCAATAAGAGACGTGCTTTATTACCTGGTAACAGAGCTAAGTCTATAGACTTTTATTTTGATACATATGGTCCTTCAGGAAATACATTAGGTAATACCGCAGGATCTCAATCTGCAGATCCTGCAGAATCTACTGGTGAAAGAGATTCTATCTTTAATAGAGCTGCACGAAACAATCGTGATATTAATTATACAGAGAGAGGAAATCCTATGTCTGTTGGAGAAATGAAATCTCAGAAAGAACAGATTCCTATGAAATCTGTATACGATCCAAGAGGTTATAACAATGCATATTCTGAACTGCGTAATCAATCTTTCCAGAATAGAAGACGTAATTTAGGTTCTAGGATAGATGAGTTGTATCAACGTGAAGGTAATTTAGGGGAGCAATACGGACAAGGTTTAACTAGACGAGAATCTAATAAACTAGACAGATTAGAGAATCGCTATAATAGAATAGGTAGTGGACGACCTGCACCTGGAATGACGGGACCATCTGAAGCAGAAACTTTCTCTCAATATATGAGACCTGAATACATAAAAGAATATGGTGGTCTCATTCAGTATCAAATGGGTTCTGAATATGAAGAAGATCCATTTGGAACAGCTGGTTATAGTACGGATGGATACGATACTACAGAACGTGAAGATTACGCAGGTAATACTATTTACGAAGAAGCGCCTGAAGGAGCAAATGAAGATCTTGAACTAAAGAGTCGTACAAGAGTAAGACAAAAATTGGGAAGTTACAATCCATACGAAGCACCAACAATGTTGGCAGGTTTAAATCTTATAGAAGGTCTTACTCAGAACATGGGTAATGAAAAGAAGAAAAAAGAAGTGTATAATAAAATGTCTGCCGATCAGGTATATACAAAAAATACAAAAAAGGACAGAGGTGATTATAATGATCAAGGATACTTTAGACTTGATCAACAAGTACCTGTACAATTTCCTGGATATAACTTCACATCACCATATGCTAGATATGGAGGATCCTATAAGAAAGGTGGAGAATATTATCTGAGTGACGAAGAGATTCAGGAGATCATTAACATGGGTGGACAAGTTGAATACTTAGACTAATTAATTATGGTTAGAAAAGTAAAAATAAAAAGCATACCTCAGAAAAAAGACGGAGGAGTTAGTTACAATCAACTAGCTCCAATGTACATACCTAATGGTATGAGTCAAGAACCTATGAAGGTTAGAAAAAACTTGACAGCTGCACCTAGAAAGCAAGCTACTATAGAAGCTGAAGGTGGTGAAACAGTACTAACTAAAGTTGGTGGTCTACCTGCACATTTTAATATATCAGGTAAAAGACATGCTCAAGGAGGTGTACCCTTAAATGTACCAGATGAGAGTTTTATTTTTAGTGATACTCGTGCAATGATTATAAAGGATCCTGAGATTCTTGCAGAGTTTGGAGAAACTAAATCTAAAACTCCTGCAGCTATTGCTAAGAAATATGATATCAATAAGTATCGTGAGATTCTTGCTGATCCTGATTTAGATAAACGTAGTAAGGAAACTGCTGAGCAGATGATTGCTAACTATAATATTAAGTTAGCAAAGCTTGCCGCATATCAAGAATCTATGAAAGGATTCCCAGATGGTATTCCTACTGTAGCACTTCCATATATGATGGTAAATCAGATTGATCCTAAAGACATGTTACCATTGAGAACTGAAGAGACTGGTCAAGAAGAAATGTTAGATGAAGATCTGTATGCAATGCAGAATCCTTCTGAACAAGAATTTGTAGATGAAGAAACTATGCCGGAAGCACAGTTTGGTATGAATGTAAGAAGACAGAATCGTTTACAAAGAAGATTAGATAGACTAAGACAACAGCAACAGTTCGATCCTACTAGTGGCATATACTTAAATGTTGATCCACAAGGTAGAGCGTATTATGTAGACGGAAGAGGTGTTGCAATGCCGCAAAGTGTTAGTGTACCAAATGATTTTATCAAGCCTGGTACAGTAATGAACACTACAACAAACAAGACTACTCAGAAAACTGTAAGTCAAAGTAAACCATCTAAAGCAAAAATTGATGAGTCTAAGGTAAAGAAACAAGGTGATCCTAGTTTAAAAGCTGGTGACTACTTTAGAGATGCTAACGGTAAACTTAGACAAGTAACTAAAATAGGCTATAAGAATACTCCTACAAGACAATCTTTCTCAGGTGCTGAGAATTATAAACCTCAATACGGATCTATTGAAGAGGATGTAAAAGCAGCAAATGCTCTTTTAGAAGATCTATCTAAAAAAGGATTTGCTAAAAAAACAAATTCTGGTTGGATTATCTATGCAGGAGCAAAAGATGCAATGTCTTTAAAAGATAAAGACTTTATTACAAAAGTAGCATCTTACAATAAAGGAACCGGATTAAAAGATCTTGGTGCTCCTGGATTTAAAATTGCTTCACAATCTCAATATGAAAATGCAACTGAAGCTAATGTACCAAAAGGAAAAGGAAAGAAAAGAGATGATGGTTTCTATGGATTTGCTGATCCTGATATGTTAGAATTCAGATACTGGCAAGCTACTAATCCTAATGGTACTTTTGATGATTATGAAAATTTAGATGATGCATCTAAGATTCAGAATCGTAAAGGTATGCTTAGTTTGTATGGTTATGATGTAAAGAAACTAGGAGATAAAGTAAATGATCCATCTAAATTATATACTAAAGAATTTGTAACAGATCCTAAAGATGGATTGACGGCAAGAAATGAAAGAACATTTAAAGGTGCAGAAGGTAAAATTTATAGAAGTGCTGATGATGCAAAAATTGGTCTAGATCATTTGGATGCATACACTATTGATCCTGAAATGCAAGATGTTGAGGTTGATGAAACAGAAGGACCAGGAGAAATACCAACAAATGAACTTGATGTAACTCAAAGACGTGAAAGACCTGGTGCTGAATGGTGGTTACAAGATGCTATTGCTACAGCAGGTGCTTTTGGTGATTTAATGCGTGTAAAGAAATACATGCCGTGGACACCTAAGTTAGCACCGTATATACCGGAACCAACTTTTTACGATCCCACTAGAGAACTTGCTGCAATATCTGAGCAAGCAAATATCGCTACTCAAGGTGCTGGAGCATATGCACCTGCACAAGCATACAACGCACGCGCTTCTCAGATTCAAGGTAATGCTGCTAAAGCTGCTGCTGACACACTAGGTAGATATAACAATCTAAATGTAGGTGCAGCAAATCAGTTTGAGTTGACAAAAGCAAATGTGTTTAATCAAATAGGAATGGCAAATGCAGCATATGCTCAAGATTACTATGATAAAACTATTATTGCTAATCAACAGTTTGATAATTCTAAAAATCAAGCAAGACAAGGAATTAGAGAATCTCTAATTAATGCTATTACTAATAGAGCAAAAGGACAAGCACTAAACGAAGTGTATGGTAATCACTATATGACAGATCCTTCTTCTGGTGGTTTTGTAGAATTTACAGGAGGTGATGAACTAAATCCAAGTAATCCTTATAGTCAACAGAAAGCAGATGCTTTTGCATTATTGAGAAATCGTTTTCCAGAAGAAGATGATGAAACACTCTTAAAATTAATGTCAAATAATACTGAATCTAATTACGCAGATGACTATATGAAATCATTAGCGTCAATGTATCCTGTGCAAACAGGAGCTGGATATGGTGATTATTATGATCAAGGTTAAACTATTTAGTATATTTACAAAGAATTATGGCTACCTATATACAAGGAATAACAGATTATATACCTAGGTTACAACCTTTCCAACCTGACTTTAATTTTTATACCAATGCTCTTCAAACAAAAGAAGCTCAGTATAAAGCAGGTTATGAAAAATTAAGTAACATCTATGGAACATTACTAAACTCGGAGATGCTTCGTTCTGATAATATAGAACGAAGAGATCAGTTCTTTACACAAATAGATAATGAAATAAAAAAGATAGCGGGGTTAGATCTATCTAAAGAACAAAATGTATCTGCTGCTCAGAAAGTATTTCAACCTATCATAGATGATAAGTATATTCAAAAAGATATTTCTTATACTAAGAATTGGAGAAATCAACAATCTCGTGCTGAAGCACTTAAAAATTGTACAGATCCTAAAAAGTGTGGAGGAAAATGGTGGGATGGTGGTGTTCGCGCATTAAATTATCAAGCTGAAGATTTTGTAAAAGCTACAGCTGATCAATCTCTATCATTTCAGAACCCTACATATACGCCTTATGTAAATGTTTACGAAGACGTAATGACATTTGCAAAAGAAATGGGTTTTGAAAGAACTGAAGTGACTCTAACTCCTGATGGTAAATATAGAGTAACTGTTAAGAATGGTCCTGGTATTGTTGAAGACTTGACTCAGACATTCATGAACAGAACTCTGAATAATCCACAAGCTATAGAGATGTATAAGACACAAGCTTACTTAGATAGAAAAGATTTTATTACAGGTAACGCTAGTGTTTATGGTTCTGATGAAGAAGCTGAAAGAATATATCTAAATGATGCACTCGCTAAGATCAATGAACAACAGAAGAAGTTATTAAAAGATGCTGAGTCTGTTAAGACTTCTATTAGCGATTCTAATAAAGTTGCAGAGAAAAGTATAAACGAAGTTCCTGTTAATGATGTAGTAGACCAAAACTTCTTAGATTATTTAAACAACCTAAATGGTCAAGAAGAATCTGCTAATGGTGTAGCAAATGCTTCTACACAAGCACTCAATGAAACTGAGAATGCTCAGAATTTAGATATTGAGTCAATGCGTTATAGAGTTGACTCTGCAAAAGCACAGAGTTTATTAACATCTGAAATGTTTGATTATGCATCACAGTATGCTAATCTTACAATGGAGCAAGATATAACCGAAGATAAATATGCTCTAGCGTCATTTGATCACGGTTTAAAAATGGAAGAGATCGAATACAAAGCAGCTATTGATTATGAGATGGAGATGCTTAAATTCGATAAACAAAAAGAATTAAAATTATTTGAATATACATTAGAGAATGGTGGACTACCTGGTAGTGAATCAACACTTGACTTTAATGAACAAGGTATTCCTGTTGAACCTGGACCAGGTGGAACAGGTATTCCTGAAGGTGGTGCTGCTGCAATAGCGCAACAACAAGTGAAAGCGAAGATGGGTGATTATGATATGGCTGTTCAAGAGAAGATGACATTTGTACTTTCTGAACTTGATAGCATTATTAATAACCCAGGTGCATATTCTAAAGAACAAGTTGCAAGTGCTAAGAGACAAAAAGAAGAAATATTTGGTAAGGCACAAGTTGTATCAACACCTTCAACACAAGCTCAAAGAGGTACTGATGCTCTTACACCAGGAGCAGCTGCAGGAGGTATCGCAGTAGCAGCAGGTACCGCTGGTGTAGCTGCCGCAACTGTAGCTGCACCATTAGCAGCAGCAGGTACAGTAAACGTATGGAACCCAATAGGTTGGGGATTATTAGCAGCAGCAGGAGTAACCGCTGTTGGAGCAGGTTTATATAACTATCTATCAGGTGATGAAGAAACAGTACCTCCTACAGTAACACAAGGAGGTTATGTTGATGATTCTGGTAGAATAGTAAATGTTAAAGGTCACGTAGATGCTAGTAATCCTAATAGTCCTTATAATATTCAGAATATTAATAAGCGACTAGATAGTTTTATTGCAACTGAAGGTAATGGTCTTTTTAGAGGAAAGCAAACCTTTAAGTCAAGATCTACTGAAATCAATCAAAGAATTCAGACAGCTGATCAGATGCGTCAATCTGCATTTAAGAAAGCTCGTAAAGATGATTTAGCAATTCGTCAAAGACTTGTTGGATTATATGGTAACGATGGTACTGAATTATTAATTGATGAGACTGGTCATAGAAGAAGTGAACAAGAATTCATTAATGAATACTCTAGAAAATATAGAAACACAATTGATAATCCTATGATGAATCCTGCAGCAAAATTTGCTATGGATATCGTTATGGATGACGCTGCTGATGTATATGAGACAGCAATGGAAAGATACAATCGTGTTTATGATAGAGGTGAAGTTCCCGGATTAGGTATTGGTGTAAATACTGTTGGTGAAGGTGGTGGTCTTGTTGGAAGAAACAATCGCAGATTCTCTTTTGATCCTGCTCAACCTGGACCACTTAGAGCTGTTGTAAAAGATCTATACTTGAAAGACATTGCTCCCGCATTAAGTAATCCTACTATGAAAGGTGCTTTGTTTACATTAGGAGATGCTACAAACATAACCGGAGAAGATGAGGTTAACAACTCTACACAAGCACAATCTATTATTTCAAATCTTTTAAAAGAATCTTTGTCAACAAAATGGAAAACTAAAGATAGTAAACGTCCATTGTTTGATATTACAAGAGTTGGTATTACACAAAATAATCCTAATAAAGTAGCTGTAACATTTGAGATTGATCAAGACTTCATAAACAAATATGATGGTAGTAAAGACAATCCTGGTATTACAGCAGGTCTTGCAGAATCAGGAGATAATAAAGTCTCTCTATTACTTGATAGAGATAAAGTAACTTCAACTTTCTTTACATCGACAGAACCAACACCTCAAGAGTTCTTACTACATAATAACGGAAGAGTTGACGTAAATGCTTACAATGAATTTGGTGGAACCGGTTCTATTGTAAAAGATCCAGTTAGCGGTACTAAATCCTTTACATTAACACGTAAGTATATGAATCCTGAAACTGGTCAATTAGAAGAATTAGTAATGGGTGACTACGGTGACTTTGATGTAAATGATATGTATGAAAAGATTAATCTTGAGCTTGCATCTAGATATAAACAAAACTTTGATTTATTGAGAACACCATCAAAGGAACAAACAAATGAGTAGAATATATAATTTACCAAGTGGTAAACCTTTTAATGTTGATATTAGAAAGAATGTAGGTAACGCATTAACAGGACCGAATCCACAACCTGCACCAAAAACTGCAGCAGAAGCTCGTGAACGAGCGATGGCTGACATGAATAAGTTTCTTACTGAAGCTCCTAAAGCAGATATTTTAAAATATGATAAACCGTATACTTTTAACTCAGATGTAAACGGACAAAACTTTGATAGGTATTATGCACATCCTAAGTTTAAACAATTAGGATTTTCTCCATTCAGAGATAATGAAACTATATACAATGAAAAGTCTAGTCTATGGGATGATACTCTAAGAGCTTCTAAACAGTTCCCACGTCTTGTAGGATTAGCAGCTAGTGGAACATTTGGTAACTGGGATGATCTTCTTTCAGGAAGACCTGATGTAGATAATGCAATTGAGATGGAAAGATATATGAATATCGGTTCATCTTCAAGAGACGGTTTCGGTGCTAAAGCATTAAACTTTGGTGTAAACTCAGCATATACTGCAGGTGTTATAGGATCTATTATTGCAGAAGAAGCAGTCTTTGCTGGTTTAGCAATGACTGGTGTAGGATCAGGTGTTGCTGCAGCAGGTACTGTAAAAAACACATTAAGACTTGGTAAAGCATTTGATAGATTAGCAGATGTATTTAGAACAGGTTCTAATATAAACGAAGCAAGAAAAACATGGGATGCTGTAGGTAAAGTATCACGTGCTATATTACCATTTCAAAATACTGCAGATCTTTTCAGAAAAAGTGAAAGAGCTGCAATGGGTTGGGATAAAATGGATGATTTTGCAAAAGCGTATAAATCTTTTGGATCATTCTATAGAGACTTACGTGAAATTAACTTGGTATCATCTGAAGCAAAACTCGAAGGAGGATTTGTACAGAATGAAGTTGCTAATGATCTAATAAAAGAATTTAGAGCAAGAGAAGGTAGAGATCCTAATGATCAAGAATCTAAGAAGATATATGATCAAGCATTGAAAGCAGGATACTCTACAAGTTACGCTAACATGGCAGGTATCTATGCAAGTAATAAAGTTGTACTCAACAGATTACTTAAAGGTATTCCCGGTATGGCGCAAGTAGAACATGCTGCTTCTAAATCTGTTCGTGGTAGCATAATTAAAAATGCTGATTGGTTAAAGAGTGGAAAGAATCCATATGAAGTATTATATGGTATAGGAAGACTTGCGAATAAAGAGTTTTTAAAACAATCTGTAAAGAATCTTCCTAAGAATGGTATAAGATATATGTCAGCTAACGTCATGGAAGGTACACAAGAAGTGTATCAAGAAGGTGTAGCTGAAGCAATGAAGAAGTATTACATAGGTACTTATAACGATCCTTCTCGTGCGCATCAAGGTTTTATGAAAGAAGCTTTGGAGCACGGACTTAAATCACAAATGAGTGGTCAAGGTTTAGAGGTATTCTTATCAGGTTTCTTGATGGCGGGTCCGATACAAGCTGTAAATTTAGCAGTAACAAAAACTGGACAATATACACAAATGCTTAATCTTAAACGTCAAGAGAAAGCATTTACAGCAGATCCTAAAAATGCAGGTAAAGAGAATCCGTATACTAAAAAACTAAATGAGTTTAAAGATTGGGATAATAAAGTAGTTACCGCACTTAATGATCTAACTAAGAATAAAAAAGAATACTTCTCTAAGCTTTACAGAAACGTAAAGGAACAGAAAGATCTAGCGGATGTATTTGAAGATGCAGCGTTAAACAATGATACTAAAACTGCTATTGATACAAATGATGATTCTCTTTTCACTCATATTAAAACTTTAAGAAAGAGCGGAACACTAGATTTATTCAAAGAGCAATTGGAAGGTTTATCAGAATTATCTAATGATGAGTTAGCTGAAGCATTCAATGAGAAACCCGGTGCTAATCCTGTTGATAAGAAAACAGTAGGAGAAAGAATTCAATCTGTACTTAATAGAATAGATGATATAGATAAACATCTTACTGAAGTAGAGAAGATTGCAAATCCTTATGATGCAAAAGCAGACTTCTTTAACTGGTTAGGTTTTGAAGAAGCTAGAGATCTAGTTGCGTATAATGATTTTAGTTACAATCGTGTAGGTAATAGAATGGTATCTATACAGGATGACATCAAAACTATGATGGGTTCTGTTGGTTTAGATCCTTTATACGGAGATGTTGCAAACTTATTCAGTGTCGGTCGAGGTGGTAACATTCTAATGGGTGCTACTGATAACCTAGGAATGGAATCAGAATTAGAATTATTAAAACAAGAAATTGATAATCTAAAAGGAGCTACCGAACCAGAACTTGTAAGAAGAAGAAATCAGTTAACTGCAAAAAGAAATACATTACAAACACTATCCGTATCTGTACAGAATGCCGTTACGGCATATAAATTATTAAATACTCAGAACTTAACAGACCAAGAGAAGCAAGACAATATAGAACGTGTTGATGAAGCTGAAAAGTTACTATATGATGCATTCAAAAAACATCTTACTACTATTGGTACTAGTGATACTGCAGGTGCAGCAACTGGTATTTTTGATAAAACAATAGACGAGTTATTTCAGAAGTATAAAGATTACTGGAGATTAGATGCTGACAAAGCAAACATTGCTAATGCAATAAACATACTTTATAATCCGGAGTTATTCGCACAGTCTGTTGAAAGATTAGCTACAGCAGCATCAGAAGCAGATCGTGTTAAAGCTGAAGAAGCAAAGAAGATGGCTGTAGAATATCAGAAGAGATATGCTACAAATGATTTCTTAAATGACTTACTAAGTAAGTATAATGTTTTTGTTAGTGAGGAAGAAGCTGAAGCATATCTTAACAATGATATAGTTCCTACTAAGTTTATTAACGCAGATACCGGGTATGAAATTGATCCTAGAAAAGAAGCTCAAAAGTATGATGAGATATTAGATCTTATTGATCAATATGATGAGATCTTCTTTGAGCGTACAGGACAAAGATTATTCAAACCTACTAGACAAGATGTTGGAGTAAGACTTGCTGGAACTGTTAAAGGTACAGATAAAGAAATTGGTCAATTGGTTCCTCAATTCGAAGCTGGAGACAAGAGAACACTCTCTGACTTAGCTGCTGAATATGGATTTGATAAAGGAAGAAACGAATCTCAAGTTAAACTTGATACTCTCCTAAACGCAATTATTAATAATAAGTTTGCAACACAAGCTCAGAAAGAATTAGCTAGAAAACTTATCACATTAACTGATAAGACTGAAGTAGTTACTTTCCGATCTAATCACTATATGAACAGCACATATGATACACAGAATGGAATCATAGTAGATGCTCGTTATAGTTCTTCAGACTACGGAGCTAAGGTTTCTGTACCATTAGAATACTCTATTCTAAATGCTGTAATGCAGAAAGTTATTACAGATAGTTTATCCGACACCACGTTTGCAACTAAGATATCTGAGTTAAGAACACTTGCGGTTAATGGATCTAACGATACTGAAAAACTATTATTCAAATACGCTTTAGCTAATGATAGAGCTTTCTTAGGTGAGTTGTTGACTAACGGTGATTTCCAAGAGCACTTAGCTGGTATGGAATATACTGGTGAGCAAACTGATCTTACAACAGAAGCTACAACAATGTGGTCTAAGTTTTTAGATATCTTAAACGATCTTCTAAAGAACATCTTAGGTTTTAATACTTCTCTCTATAGAGAAGCAATGGCTGTGACACTTAATAAGTTATCACAACCTACTACAGGAACAAAACCTGCAGGTACACCACAAACACCATCACCCGGTCCAACACAATCTCCTATTGATGTAGACAAACAAGATGCTGAACTGATGGCAAAACTTCGAGAGAAGTATGATGCTATTATTGCTGGTATGACTCCAGAGGATGCGTCTAGAATGAACTTCGATAGCTGGATGATTTCTGATTCTAGAGCACTAGAGATAACTAGAAAACATAAAGCAGATAAAATTAGACAACAAGCTGCTGGTACTCAAGGTGGCGGATCACCTATGGTCACAGCTGCTATTAAGAGAAACACTCTAACATCTATAGGATATACTATAGAAGAGATAAATGCTTTGTCAGATACTGAGATAGATGATCTTTACAATAGACGTGATGAAATAGCTAAAGGATTTGTACCTAACCTTAATCAACAAGATTGGGGAGATATAGATGTTCAAATGAATACTGCTAAAGAAAAAGCAGCAGTATTAAACTTAGCTCTTACAGAAGATGGTAAACAATATGTGCAGTATGATGAGAATGGTAATCCGATTCCCGCAACAGAAAGAGAACGTGTTAGTACTGTTGTTAAAGAAAATAAGTCTAGCGTAAATAACGTTGCTGCAGCTAGAGGAAATATAATTGATGCTCTTTATAAGAAGTATCTATTAGGAGATATACAATCATTTGAGGAGTTTAAGAAATACTATACAGAAGTACAGAAGAAACCTAGAAATGCTTATGTAAACTTTAACGATGCAATGCTTGAAGATCTTTTTGATATTGTAAGAAATGTTCAAAGAGAACTTAACAAGAAAGGTCTTAAAGTTATTCCGGATTTCCCAATCATTTCAGGAATGCTAGGAAACATACCTACCGCAGGTGAGATGGATATCCTTGCTTACAATAAAGCCGGTAAAGTATTCATTATTGATATGAAGTCTTCCTATACAAATAGAAGACTAGCGTATGATGTATATAATAAGATGTCTAAAGCACTAGGTGCTAACTTTACAGACTTTGCTACAAAGCTTAAAGAAAACGATTATTATATTAAGAGAACTATCGATAGTTATACTGATCCTGCAGAGCGAGCTATGATAGAAGATAAGTTGGATGAGATTCTAAATAACTTCCCAGTTGAGAAAAAATCAATAAGTGAAGGCAATGATGTCAAAGCTCAGATATTCTATGTAATGGATGATAGAGCACAACAGCTTGCTTATAAAGAATTACTTCGTCAGAATACAGGATTAGAAGTAGATAGTATTAATATATTCCCGATTATTACAAGCACTGCTAAGAGTGGTGTTATGTCACAAGCTCAATTAGAAAGAGAGATTCTAAGCATTACAGAAAACGAGCAAGGACAGAATGTAATAAGAGTAGGTGGTTATTCTATTGCTGTAGATAATTCAAAGACTATATATGATCTTAATATTCCCGGTGTAACTCAAACAGTTACTACATATCCCGAGAATCCTATTAAGAAACAAGCTGCACCTCCTGCACAACCTCCTGCACCTACTGGTACTCAAACTGGTACAGATGCTAAAGCTGATATAGAAAAAACTTTATACGGAACAATATCTGGATCTATACCTCTTTCTGAAGCATTACCAAATGGTATATACATAGATTTAGGAAATGGTTTATTTGCTTACACTGATAAAAATAACAAAATTGCTGCTATTGTAGATAGAGTTAATGGGTATGTTGTTAGTAAATCATTTTGGAATCAAAAACAAAATAAATGGCAACTACCTAATGAGGCTAATCTAAAAGATGATGCTAAAAAACTTGGAGTAGATGAAGTTACTTATATTAAAAAGTATCAAGATGCAGTCAATACTTTAAATACTTTAGAAGGTGGTCAACAACCTACCACTAAACCTATTTCTACAGATACTAAAGCTGATATAGAAGTTATATCTGAAAATTATACACCAGCATTACTTAGAGCAAATCCAAATAAATTATTTTTATTTGGAGATAATAATACCAGAACAGGTAAAGGTGGACAAGCTATAATTAGAGATGAGCCTAATGCAATGGGTATTTCTACAAAACTGTTACCTAAAAACACACCTGAAGCATTTATGTCAGATGATCAACTTGCTGAAAATAAAGCAGTTATAGATTCTGATATTAAAAATGCTAAAGAAAGAGCTGCAAAAGAAGGTAAAACTATTGCTCTACCTAAAGGAGGATTTGGTACTGGATTAGCTGCACTTGCTACAAAAGCACCATTAACTTTTGCTTATCTTAATAAAAGACTTCAGGAAGAGTTTGGATTTAATAATACTACTGGAGAACTAGCTGCTCAAGGTAAACCTACAGCAGATGCTAGAACTGATATAGAAAGAAGAAGACAAGAAGAGTTGACTACTTTTGATCCAATGCAGGATAAAACTTTTGCAAAATTAATTGCAAAAGAAACATCTTTAAGGTCTAGTTATGCTTTAACACCTGCAGAAAGTTTAAAAAATCAATTAGAGGCTGCTGAAAAAGCAACTATTCAAAGAGGTAAAGAATTAGGTGCAGAAATTAATGCTAAATATGATGCAGAAATAGCTGCTTTAGAAGGTGGTAAAGAAGAACCTACTAAAACATACGATAACAAACCTATTGCTAAGTCATTACAAGGAAAAGTAATCTATATTACTCCAGATGCTTATACAGTAGGTAAGATGTCTACTCACTCCGAAGATCTTATTCTTGGTTCTGATCTAATACAAGAAGCTATTCTAGAATTAGATATCAATGCTGTTAAAGCGCGCTTGGAAACATTAGCACAAGACAAAGGTAAGATTGGTTCTTCCGCAAAAGCGTTACTAGATTTTATAAATAAAAACGGAGTTACTCCTGATAACATTACAGGTAAGGGTAACTTCCTATATAAGTTAGCTACACTTGAGAGAGACGGAGATTCTAGTATATCTAGTATGATATATCCCGTAGCATTATCTAAAGCTAACACACTAGTATCTGGTACAAATAAGACTGTGGTTTTTGATTCACCTTCCATCTTACCATATGGTAGAATAGACTTAGCAATCCTAAATGGTATGTCTTCATTCACAGTTACTGCTCCGGTAACTCCTACTGGAAGAACAGGTATTGCTGATAAAGAAAGACTATTTGTTGGAACTAAGAAACGTGTAATGACAGATTCTTCTGAAAGTATTATCACAGGAGGTCCTAAATCACAGATTCCAAAGAAACTAAAAGACATAAGAGCATTATTAAACGGTGTTAATAATAAAGAAGACTTTAACACTACTATGCTGATGCTCAATACTTTAGAGAGAACTGGTGTACTTGACGAGTTACTAGAAGAACAAAACTTACCACTAGATCAATACATTGCTTTACGAAATCAAAAGAGAGAACAAATTAATAAGCAGCTATCTATTAAAGACTTAGTAAATAAAGGAGAGAATACTCTAATAAGATTCTTGAATAAGAAGAATGAGGAGAGAATAGGTCTGGTTATTGGAGAGACTCAGGATAACAAGCTAGAGATAAAAGACGTCACTGACGAATATAACAAAGGTGCTCAAGGTGGATTGTTTGTAGATGTTGACGATTTGTCTTACGCAGGTTTGGGATCTAAAGCAAAAAGTCTTAAATTAGCAGAGAGAGATGTTAATGAAAAAGTTCTCGGTATGATAGAGGAAACAAAAGTTGATAAGTCAGATACTACTACTAAACAACAATCTAATTCGGGTCAAGATGCTGCAGATCAATCTATTAACGAGAGACAAGAAAGCTTAAAAGGATTTGATCCTTTTAACAAGGAACAACAAAAAAATAATAATAACGATTTATTCAGTAGTTGTGGTAACTAATAAAAAATGAGTATAATTTGTGATCCTTCAGGGGAATGGAGTTTATCTAAAGAAGATATCTCAAAAATTGATAGAAAAGTAGCAGGAATGCTTGCTCAAAAAATTGAGAAGAATTCTGTTGTCGACCTACCAAAGTTTATAAATGGTATCTTTAATGAGGTACTAGAGAAAACTGGAGACCAACAAAAAGCATTAGCTGTTGCTAGACTTACTCCTAGTTCTATTGAATTAGCTAAGAGTGTTTATGAAAGCATCCGCGTACCCTTAAGAGAGAAGAAGTTACTAGATCCAGGATCACTAGAAGATGTTATTATATCTTTTAATAAGTCCATAGATAATGTAACTAAGTACTTAAACGATTACAGAAGTACTCTAACACCTAAAGTACAAGACCCTGCTAAAGAGGTAAATAGTGTTGTTTCTATTCAACCTAGAATAAAAGATACAGTAAATGATATTGCATCTGAAGGAGGATTCGTACAAGTACCCGACAATGTATTAACTACATCAGGAGAAGAAGTAAGAGAAGAGCGTGACCTACGTTGGTATTATAACTTTATAAAGTTACTTAACACACAGATGTTACCCGATGAGGATGGTACTATCTTCTACAGAGGTCAGAAAATTCAAATCATGCTTACTCCGGGATACAGTTTACCACAAGATAAACTGTACCCATATGAGAGAGACAAAGAGAATATCAAGCTTAGAATATCTAAGCAAATGTATATCGTATTTACTAATCCTGAAGGAGAGCTTGTATATTTTGATAATGATTATAATCTAACTGATGAGACAGGAGATATAATTTATTTTCCTTTAAGAACTATACCAAGCTTTACTGTAGAGAATGGTAAGCGCATATTTGATATAAACGAAAGTATTAAGAATAGTAAGATTCAACCACTAGGTTCTATTATCAAAAGTAAACAAAGACAAGGTATTACTATTACAGAAGAAGCATTACGTGATCAAATAAACAACGAGTACGATACTCTATATACAATGATGGAGTATCTAACTACAAAGGGTAATTTCAAAAAAAGATTGAAGTTAAACTTTAACTACGCGACTCATGGGTTCCTGTATAGAGAGTTTAATAATAAAAAACCTCTATCAGAATTAATGGACGCGTCTGCATTTGATCCCATTATTCTAACTTCCACTGAAGCAAAAGGTGAGGTAAAGACTGCTTTCATGTATCCAGGTGTATCAGAACCTGTTCCTTTTGTAATGAACGAGCTTCCTACAGATCTTGCTGAAAGAACTGCTGACTTATTACTTAATGATGTATTCTATGAAAACGAATTACTATCTCCTAAGTCAAAAGGTCAGATTATATCTCAGTATATAAAACTAGATATCGGTAAGAACTTTACTTATGACTTTGCTACAAATACTGTACGCATTAATGGAGAGCAGGTAAGTGCTGATAAAGAAGTGGCTAAGAAACAGATTGTAGATTTCTTAACTAGAGAGATTAAAGACACGGTTGGTAATAATGAAACCGTTACCTACAAAAATAAACTTTACTATAGTGCTAAAAACATAGACGGTAATATCTATGATTTTAAGCTAACTCCTACAAAAGAAGGATTGGATATATCCATAGAACAAAGTCCTTACAAAGATTGGGTTTTTAAGAACGCAACGTCTGGTGTTAAAGTGGTCAAAGGAGAGATCAGAGAAGAAAATGCTTACATAGGATTCACCATACCTATTGAGAGTTCAATCATCGCTTCTAAAAAAATGACAGATGCTGAGATAGCTGCATTTAAAAAAGAACAAGAAGAGAAACAAAAAAACAAGACAGTTAAGTTAGAAGGATTAACTGACACAGATATATCAGAATTAAGTAATCTTCTTGAAAGAAGAGACATGACTGGTTTTGATATAGTAGCAACACCTGCACAAGTTGCTGAAGCTAAGACTTGGTTTGAAAACACTGAGATTAGTTTTACTGACTCTACAGGTAAAGTAGTTAGAAAGAAACTATCTGAGGTCATACCTTATACTACAATGTTTAACATTGCTAATAGTAATGGTGATGTTAGAGCTACATGGACAAGAGCAGGAATTACTTTGTTTCAAGGATCTGATTACTCGGATCTTTACCATGAAGCATGGCACGGGTTTACACAGTTGTTCTTAACTGGTAAACAGAAATTAGATTTATATAACGATCTTAAGTCTCTTGGTGAAACTATATCGTATTATGACAATGGTTGGAAGACCATGAAGAGTTCTGATTTAGATTTTAATAAACCGGAGCATATATTATACGCAGAAGAACATCTTGCTGAAAAGTTCAGAGAGTTCTCATTAGGTAAGTACACACCGAAGACAGCGAAGCAGAAGTCTATATTTAGAATTATACTAGATGCTATTAAAGCATTATTTGGATTCTCTACACCGGAAGATCAGTTAACACCTGGTATGCGTATTGGAGAAGTATTCCAAAAACTTAGAGCAGGTGACTTAACAAACTATAGTTTTGATCAATCTAACATTCAGTTCAATAGACTTAATAGCGGTATACCAGCATTAGCTGATAACACTAGTCCCATTAAAACTTTGAATGTAACAGCATCACTAATGGCAGTCGATGGATTGACAGATGCTATATCTAGTACAATTGATGAGTTCAATGCTAAAACAGGTACTAATAAATTTACACTAGGTGTATTCTCTGATGAGAAGATCAAGAATGCTATTCTAACAGAAGCAAAATTAAAATTCATTAATAAGATTGCTGAGTTAAAACTAAAGAGTGATAACGCTGTAGGATTTGAGAAAGAAAAACTTGAGAGATCAATAGAAACCTTAGAGTGGGTGACTAGTCAATTTGATGTAGATAAACCTAATCAAGGATTCCTAAAGTACTATAATGAAAGAACCGGATTCTTTGATATTAAACTAGATGCTAAAATCATGGATGAAGATATGACTGTAGCTGGTCAATCTGATATAGATCCTGATTTGATGGCAGATAGAGAAGGTATGTTTGCTGGAAGTGGTACTGAGTTTTCTGCAAAAGATAGAATGGGTGATAGTATGGTATTTATACTAAACTCATTATTTGAAAAGACAGCTGATGGATTTGTATATAATGATTTAGGATTTAGGCAAACTGTACCTTTTGATACAGCATTTGCAGTAATCATATCTAGTACTAACAATACTCTTACACCTGAAGAGATGTATGACAATCTTATACTATCTTCAAATACTAAAACTAAGAATGGTAAAACAAACTATAAGTTTGAATTCTTAAAGCAATTAGTATCTAAACTAGGTAATCCCGATTCAGCAAATAACTTTATTACTCAAAGACTTTGGGGTGAATTTTTCTTTGCTGCTAGATTAGATAAACAATCTGGAGTACAAGTAACTGTACAAAAACATTCAGCAGTTACCGAAGAAGATTCATTTGATGGAGTACGAGTTGTTGTAGGAGAATCAGACTCTGCAGATAAAGCATTCGGAAGAATGTTGAACCAGCGTTTTCAAACAGGACGTGTCCAATCAAACTACATCACTAAAGATAGAAAGACTAATGAATATGTTCTAGATCTTGCTAAGTTGTACGAAGACTTTCCTGATATTCAGACAGTTCGCGCACAACCTCTGAAGTTCTTACAGTCTTTAGGTATTGATATTACAGATAACCTTCGTATTGTTAACGAGCTTAATAAAGGTTTGTTACGTGATATGTTTGATGCTTTAGTTGTTAGTAAAGTTGCAACTAAGAAACAAGTTGTAGGTTTATCTCCAGAAAATCCCAATCATCTATTCTATGATCAAAATAAACTATGGAGTAGATTATTAGAACTAGAAAGTAAGTTCTCAGGATTCAATGCTGGTTACATGTTTACTAACGTAAATGGTGATCCTCAGTCTGAGATGAACAATCCTAGTACTGCAGGTAATCAAATACACTATATTAATAAAGCAAATACTTTTGCAGAGTTAATAAATAATCCCGAGACAGAACACTATAGCACTGATAGAAATCCATTTGTAAAGACATCTAGATTATTTAAGTTATTGTTTGGTAATAACCTAGCATATAAAAATACAGCAGATGGTCAGAAAATAGAATTGTCAGTAGAGTCTCTATTAGGAACACAAGCTGTTGATGTTATCGATAACGAAATAGTTGGTATCATAAAAGGTATGAAGTCATCTGCATCTGATGAGCAGACTGCATATCTTAGAGATTACATGTTAAATATATTACACGGTGCATCAGAAGCATTCAGACATGCTGATAAAACATCTGCGTATATTGTTAGAGCTGTTGCAGGTAAGACTCTTTACTATGTTAATCCTAAAAATTTCTCAGGAAACGCAGGAAGAGAACAAGCTAATAAAATCTTACTTGGATATGTAGCATCAGAACTTGAGAGAATCAAGAAAGTAAATACAAAGAATGCTGTTGGAGAAAATGCTAGTGATATTATTCTGACCGGAGGTTCTCCTAGTAAGCAGATAACATATCAAAGCGCGGGTTCCGAGTTTGTAATATTTGATGACATCCTTAAAAATGATCTAAAAGAAACATTAAAAGGACTTGACGTAAATACTGTAGAAGAGTTTCAAGCTTTATTAGTTGAGAGACCTGAACTACAAGAAAGAATTATTAAAGATCTAAATGACTACTTTGATAAGTTAGCTTTAGAAGATTATACTCAGTTAAAAAACTATGGTGTTACTAAAGCTACTGGTTTCTTTGATGTTGTAAAGAGTAGACTTGGTATGACAAACTCAAATAATGATACATTATTGAAAGTAACATCCGAAGCATTTACATACAACAGTTTTATACACAGGATTGAATTAGGTACTTTGACTTATGGAGATCCTGCTTTGTTCTTCCACGACAAAGAAGAACACATGAAGCGTATTCCCGGTTTCTTTGCTACTGGTAGAATCGGTAGAACAGATAGATCAATGAATACTTTCATTGAGAAAAACAAAGGTAGATATCACGAGTCACCATGGTTTAAGAATTCAGGATATCCTGAACCAACAAACACAATGGCAAGTCAATCTACTATTATACCAGTTGCTGTAGTAGAAGATCCTAAAGTAACATCTGTATACTTAAATGAGATGATCGCAGCTGCTAAGAAAGCAGGTTTAGCTGAGAGTGATTTCAATGAGTATAAGAACATGAAAGTTGCGGATGCACAATCATGGATTACATTCGATGCATATAGAGCACTTGAGTTACGTTTTAATAACTGGTCACCATATAAAGAAGAACTATACAATAAGATTCTTAATGGAGAACAAGTTGATGATGCTGTAGCACTAAAAGCATTTATGCCTGTAAAGAAACTACAGTATTCTGGACCTATTAGATTACAGAACTTTGCAGCTAATGCATTCCATAAATACTCTTTGATTCCACTTATCCCTAGTGTGATTAAACAAACACGTTTAGAGTCATTACATAATAAACTTGTATCTCAAGGATTAGCATATGCGGTAACTCACTCTGGTTCTAAAGTAGCATCTCTAGGTTCTAATAAAGAACTTGACGGATTCTATACAGATGACCTTTCTCCTAAATGGGAGAGTGATGAGTTTAACTTTACAAAGAATTTTATTTTCGTAAACTATCTTAAAGAACAGTTGGTTACAAAGGATAAGTTTAAGGAGAAAATCAAATTCCCAACACAGATTCGTAAACTGATTACTATTGGTTTGACTGAAGACAGTCCGTTGGTAAAATCTTATTTATCTAATATAGATAAGATGCAGAAAGTTGCCGAGAACGAATTGAAAATGGAACTTGGTTACAAAGATCCTAAATCAAGACGTAAAGGAGAACCTTCTATTAATCTACAGAAGTTTGCTGAGTATATTCAAAATAGTTTAACAGCGCAAGATCTAGCAGAACAAGATATAGATTTCATCACTATAGGTGATGATGGTAAATTTGTATATCCATTAGATCTGTCATCTGATCCCGGTAAGATTGAAAAGATTATTAGTTCTATTGTAAACAAAAGAATTAATGAACAACCTGTATATGGTGAGCAATATATTCAAGGTTCAGGTGTAGGATTTGAGAAGTTCTCTAAACCTACTGTAGATGATTTGATCAAATATGGTTCTGATGGATTACCATTCTATAAATTTAATGGTGATAAGAAGAGCGCTTCTGCAATGAAGATTAAGATAAGCTTGCACGGCAAGTTTAAGAATCTTTTGAAACTACAGCACTTAGACGGAAAAGTTATCGGAACACTTGATCGCTTAAACGCAATGCTTAAAGAAGATACGTGGTTAGATAAAGGAGATCATCGTAAGATGATTACTCTTATAGGAGCACGTATCCCAACTCAAGGTCCTAACTCTATGGAGTTTATGGAAGTGTTTGAGTTCTTACCAGAGATAGCAGGTAATATTATGATCCTACCTTTAGAGATTGTAGCTAAATCAGGTGGTGACTTTGATATTGATAAGTTGATTACAATGGTTCCTGGTATCGTAGATAACGAAGGAGTTATTGAGATTGAGAAACCAAAGGCAACTAAAAAACTTCTTAACACAATTCTTGAGCAGAAAGCAGAGACCTTAAAAGAGATTAAGGAATTACGTAAGAAGTATATTAAACAGTATCTAAAGCCCGAGTCTCAAGAAGAGATTACAAAACTTGAACAAGAGCAGGTAGATGCATATAAAGATTTCTTGTCTCAATGGACTAACAACTATTATGTAGGTGGAGCTAGTGAGAAGTATTATAATCGTATCAATATTGCTAAAGAACAAATTGATGGAATATATGATCAGCTAGAGAAAGACATAGTCGAGACTAGAAAAGGTGAGTTCGATCAGTACATAAACGAGATAGCACCACTTAAACAAAAACTTAGAGAGTTAAACAGAGAGCAAAACTCATACAATCCTAAAGCATTCCAACAGGATGTAATGGATTCTATGAAAAACATTCTCAGCAGACCTGATAACTATATCAACCTTGTTAGACCTAACGGTACTAATATCTATACAGAAGATCCAGTAATTGATGATAAGAGTATTGTTGATGCTTTAGATCCATATAACAGAGAATACAATAGTAAGTCTACTAAGACTAATCCGTTAAATGGTAAGAAGATGTCTCCAACTAAGATCTTCGAAAACCGTTATAACATTGTTAAAGCTTCTGCACTTAATAATGGTAAGCAAGGTGTTGGTATGTTAGCAACTGGTAATACTTTCCATGCGTTAGCTACACTTTCAGGAACCACAATGAGTCCTGTAAGAGAAGAGACTAAACTTGTAAAGAGAAAACCAGTTACGTATACTTTAACTCAAGAACTATTAGTACCACATAACTCTAAAATAGTTAATGGTCAAAAAGAAATAGATTTCTCTAGCTTCAAAGATGCAGATCTTGATAAGTACGTAAGGGACGTTGTATCAGAATTGATGAACGGATACTTGGACGTTGCTAAGAAAGACTGGGTGTATTCTATTAATGCTATTAAGCAATTAGAACCCGAGTTTGAATTTATGATGCTCGCAGGTGTTCCTGTAAAAGTAGCAGCATTGATGTTAGCACAACCATACGTAAGAGAGTATTTGAGATACTTCAGAGAATACTCTAGTCCTTATTCTGTATTGAATCCTGAGATAGAATTATCTAATACAAACTTTGCAAAGAGACAAGCTATTATACAAGTTATCTTAGATAAAGGAATGGAAGGTATATTCCCTGTGAACAAAGAAGGAGATCCTAATACATTCATTAACACTCCTCAGTTGCTTATCAACTTAAGAAACTCTTATCTAAGTAGTAGATCTATAGGAAAATTATCCGAAAATCCTTTTAAAGATTTACCTTTAAAAGATGTAATAAGTAAACTTAATGAAACTATGCTAGACATAGTAACAGATAAGTATATAATTAATGTAGGGGATGCTGTAGAAGTTCATTTTATAAAAAGTAAGTCAGAGTCTGAACTTGAAGTATTATCAATAAATAAAATTCGTTCAGGATACAGAATTGTAATAGGAGGTTTTGGTAAAGAATATACTTATATTGTAGATAATGAAGGAAAAGGTGATAAAATAGAAATAATCTCAGGCGGTATATTTGAAGAAACTCCCGAAATAAAAAAAGAAAAAGAAGACTTAATTAGAAATGCATCTTTACTTTGGCAAGTTTATAACTCTAAATCAGATAAACAGATACCTATTCAAGGAAGAGCACCTTCTGTTACAATAAGTCCTATTTCTGAAACTATTTCAATAAGCAGAGAATCTGCCAATGAAGATGGAACTCTAACAAGACTTGAACCAAAGAACGAAATAGGATATAGAGTTATTGTACCAGGTCATGATACACAATTATATCTTATAAAGGGTACTGAGAAAATAGAAGATTTAAAAACAGGAAGAGCTATAGATGCAGAAAAGTTTTTAAAAGATCTTTCTAAATTTGCTGATAATATAGAAAAAGGATCAGATCGTGAACAGATTGTTAAAGCTATTGGATTTGACACTACTAAACTCTATACACCTAAAGAAGATCTATCTAAAGTTTCTGAGTTTCTTAAAGAAGAACCTGCTACTCAATCCGTATTAGAAGAAGCAATAGAAACTTCTAATATTTATTTTACATTTGATAATCTTTTAGAAAATATTAAAAACCCTAATTACAACTTTAATGAAGAACAGTTTGCACATTTTGTAGAGATAATCTATATGGCAAGCAAACTTACTGAGTTGAAGATGGCAATTCGTTTTGATACATTAAAGAACACTAGTTACTTTGATGCACAGAAACAAGAAAGAGGTTTGTATAAAATCTTAGACGGTGCGTTTTCAAAAGATGTTATCGAAAGACTTCTTGATAAAACAGTACTAAAGAGTTTCAGAACTACTGACTTGCTAAGAGCAGCTATTGCAACAGCACTTCCTGTAAGAGCAAATACTCAATTAAATAATACATTAGATACTGTTATATCAAATCAGTCTTTAGATCCAGAGGAGATAGAAGACTTTGCTAAAGAATTCAATGACGACTTCATATTATACTTGTTCCAAAATAAGTTATATACATTTGATTCTAGCAAAGACACTTACAGATCTATAGAACTTAATGACACAGTACCTATTAAAGAACAAGCTTTCTTAAAGTACGGAGCATTTTTAGATCCAGAAACAGGAGAGTTCTTAGTAGATAAAGCACAGATTATAAAAGATTTTAAGTCACGTGCGTTCTCTAAAGATGGATACGGTGGTCAAGTGAAGCTAGCGAAACTCCCAGAGTCTACATTCTCAAGATTATCTAAAGACAAACAAATACCTATGTATTATAAGTTTGTTCTTGAAAGAGAATACTTACGCGCAGCAATACCTTATGAGACTATAACAAATAATTTTGAGTTTATTAAGTTCTTGACTCAGAGACAGTTAAATACAGATATACCAGCTCGCTATGAAGAGTTTATTAGAAACAAAGCTCTCGAGAACTTGTATATAGACGGAGCTCTATTTGATGCTAGTTATACTGTAGGAAACGGTATTATTAATGCTACTGCTAAGTTTACTGATATTCTAGAATCACATCCTGATCTTGCAAAATCATATCCGGTTCTTGATATCATTGGTGTAGCATCTAGCGGAACCATGCGCTTCTTTAAATTAAATGATCGTAATTCTGATGGAACTATTCTTACAGCGTATAAGAATCAGATGAATGACTTAGCGGATCCTGCTGTTCAAAAAGTAAAGAATGACGAAGAGAACTTGTATATAAGTAACTTCTTTGCTAAGATGAAAACCATAGCGTATTTACAAGCAGGAAACAATAAACTATCTAATCTATATATGATGTCAATCTTTGATAACAAAGATCTTGCAGCATATATGGCATCTGATGTAAAGAAGATTGCAGACGGATCTGATATTCAAAAAGAACTTTCTGACTTTAGTGAGAAGTTTATTAGAAGTTATAGAACTCGTGGAAGATTTGTCTATACAAACTACGCAGCGGCTGCTCCAACAGTTGCAAAGAGTACTATACCTATAGTAGTATCTCAGTCTAAAGTAAAGACTAGTAGTGTATTTCTTAACGAAGACACTGGTGAGATAGAAGCAGTATATCAGTATAACGAAAGTATGTTTGAAACTTCTAAGAGTTTTACAGGAAGAGATGAACAAATCTATACTAAAACAGAATACAAAGTTACTCCTGAGACAGTACAAGCTATGTTCGACGCTAATCCTGAAGCAGTATATGTATTCGAAGATGTATATCCTACTGTTAAACTAGACTCAGAAGGTAATATTATTGTAGGAGATAGACCAACAACACCTACTCAGATAGATCAACAAGCATTCCGTGCAGGATTAGCTACTGGAAACAGTTTCGCAATACCTGTAGTGAAGAAAGATGGTTCTTTACCAAATCCTAAAGGAAATGCGGTAGCTAAAGATCTCATAGATCAGTATATTAAAGAACTAGTTGCTCTAAAAGAAAGTGGTAAGACAGTTGTGTTCCCATCAAATGGTATAGGTGCTAAGTTGTTAGGGTTCTATAGAAATAACATGGGTAGTATTTCTTTAAGAGAAAATGCTGAGAGGAATACAGACTTGTACTTATATTTGTCTAGACAACTTCTTGAGAACTTCGGATACAGAAATCCTAAGTTTGAGTTAATAACAAAGAACTTTAATACAGAAGAACTTGGGGGAATGGGTACTGGATTAGAATTCATACAAGAATACTACAAGTCAAAAGATATCCAGCGCAAGACAGACAAAGAAGTTAGTGATTATATTAATAAATGTAAAGGTATTTCATAATGATAAACGCATGTCCAGGGGGACCAGAATGGAACAAACTAGTTAAAGCTGTAGGTGAATTTGAAGCTTACAGAGATTATATTGAGAACGGAGAAACAATACGTTCTCCTAAAGATGTTCTTCTTAAATTAAACAAGCCTGTCAAATCTGAAGTATTGTCTAGAGTAGATTCTTCAGAGAAGAAATTAATGACTCAAGAATTTGCTAATGAGTTAATACTTTTTCTTAATAAAAAATTTGGAATACAGGGTGCTGTTATTAATGATCCCTCAGAAAGATGGAAAGGTAAGCTTGTAAACTTTGAAACACCGACTATAAACTTAGCTTATGCTGAGATGAGTGACGGTTTTCATGAGTATGCACATCCTTTTTTAGCATCATTGAGAAAAGAAAACTCTAAACTTTTTGATAACTTGTATAAGCAATTAACAGAATCTCCTGAATGGGATGAGATTTCAAAAGCTGCTACAAAAAAAGTAGAGACGTTTTATCCAGAACTTTCTGGAAAAGTAAAACTTAATGATTTTAAAGAAGAAGTACTTGCTACAGCTATTGGTTATGCTGCTGAAAAAAATATCTTAGACAAGCAAGAGAAAATTAGCAAAAACTTAGGATCCTTTTTAGAAAAAATATTTGAATGGTTAAATAAGTTCTTTATAGACTTGTTTAATTATAAAGCAGTAACTCAAACACTAAATGAGAACACATCTTTAGCTCAGATAATTGATTGGACTACAGATACTAAAACAAAATTTATTCTATCTGATAACTGGAGAAGTGCATATGATGAAGAAATAGATATAGAAGAAGCTTCTGGGGTTATTGTTACAGATGAAGCTATCTATGATTTAGAAGAGTCGCTTACAACTGATTTAAGTAATGAACTTGAAACTAATCCAAAATTATCTCCAGAAGAATATCTTAAAGTATGGCTTGCTAAACGCTACAAATCACCTAAAAAAGAATATATTCCTAGAGCTGCAAATAAGAAAAAGCTACTAGATGAATTTGTAGAATCTTTTCTTAAAAGAAGTATAACAAACGCATACACTCTTCAAGGTATTGACTTAAAAGATGTTAGTATTAATAAGAAATTAATAGCAGAATTTTCAAAAGTAATTAATCCTATAGAACTTGAGTTTAAGTTTTCTAGTTATTTAGCAAAGAAAGGGAATGTAGTATTATCACTATCACAACCTTTTGCTATAATAAAAGAAATAACTTCTATAGATAAGAGTGGTGTAGAAAGAAAAAACTTTAATATTAATATACCCATCAATAAAGCAGAAGCAGAAGCTGTAACTGAATTTCAAAAGTATTTAAAAAGTAAGTTCCCAAAAGAAAAGTCCATGTCTGCTGATAGAATCAAAGACGAATATGAGATGTGGGTAACTGATACTTTTGGATTAAATTGGGTAGAAACACAAGGACACGATAGATACGGATTTGATAGAGCTATCAAAAACCCATCATCTAAGAAAATAACTTTCCGAAGAATTTCTTTAGTCGATGATTATTATTCTACTAAAGGTCACAATTTAAAAGTAGTAGGTACAAGTGTTTCAGGACCTGGTATAGCTTGGTTTGTTAATTCAACTATTAATGGTGACAGATATGATCATGAGTTTCAGTCAGATATGTTACCTGAAGTAAATAAAGCTTTTGAAGAAGGTCAGTATGATGCTTATACTGCAGACTTAATTAACATGAGTGAAAAAGATAAGAAAGACAAAATAGAACTTTCTGCTCGAATAGACACTCAAAAGATGTTAGCATTTGGTAATGATCCATTACTTTCATTCACTAAACTTAATAGAGACATTATTTATGGTGATGATCCTACTCCATTTTATACTGATTCAGATATGAAAGCAAGTATGGATGTATTAAAATCAGAAATAGATGTTAAGTCAAGAGAGATTAGAGATAGAGGAAAAACTATTGCAAATAGTATATTCTATGATAAGATAAATTTAGCTTTTTACACTATCCTATCAGGTAAAAAATCAAAAGAAAAAGAACAATTACTAGAATGGATTTCTAAAATTGAAGTTGTTGACCCTTATCTCGATCCCTATAAAGAGTCGCTCAGTTATGATACATATGATACAGATGATCTTCCTTTTAGTAAAATTGAAGAACAGTCTTCTCATATACTAATAGGTTCAGGTTCAAGCGTTGAAGGAAATCCTATAAGATATTATATTAAAAGAGAATTTTTAGAAGAGCTTCCTCAAAGTATAAAAGATGTGGTTAGAATTAACAATGAATGGGCAGCATCAAATTCTCCATTAGCACCTCCTTTTAAAAATTTAGAAAACGCTTTATCAGCATTAGCCTTACCATTTATTACAAATTTTGCTACAAAAAGTATTTCACTAAAATCATATCCTGCGTTAAAAGCAAAAAAATTACAATGGAAAGACTCAACTGAAAAATTATTTAAAGCTTATAGCAAAACTAAAAGAGATTTTAATAGCGCGCTGTTTAAGAAAGATTTGTATGCAAACGAAGATACGCTTTTAAAAATATTAAATTACTATAGGGATCAATATCAAAGAAGACTAGCATTTTACCAAAGTCTCTATACAGAAGCTTTGGAAACTGCAAAAACACAAGCAACTGGAGAACAAACAAAAGATCCTCAGTATGACAGATACAAAAAATACAGCGATCTTTACTACAAGATGTTTTCTATTCAAATAGGACTATCTGTAAATCAAGCTAAAACAGAAGGTAGAGATTATTATTACCTACCTACAGGAGAATCTATGGTTTTGATAGAAGGTAATAGTGCTGCTGAGAATATATATTTAACTCCTGATGAAGCAAAAAATAAACCCAGTAATCTGAGTTTGAGAGATGTTGTACAAAAATATGTAGAGCAAAATACACCTGAAAGTACAGAAGTTGTAAAAAGATATTTAGACAGAGCTTCAATTGATTACTCAGGATTTACAACAATTTATGATTTTGTAGATGCTTTGTATAATAATAACTCATTTATATCTTCAGATGAACTTAGAGACTTTGGAAAAACTATACCTAGCACAGTTTCTGCAGGACCGTTTAATAATGCATTAAGAGAATTTGCAAAAAAGAATAATATAAAACTCTCTATTGAAAAACCAGAATGGAGTAATGCAGATCTAATTAAAGTAGATATTTCAGAATACACTATTAAACCTATAGAAAGATTTAGTAAGCTAGAAGAATCTGTAGATGATATGATCGCAGATATGATTGAGACTACACCTGGTCTTAGTACATATTCTAGTAAGATAGAACTTACGCCTATAGAGACAGATGTAAGGAAAGCAAACGGTCTTGTTCAAGCTATGGTGCAACAGTTATCTAGTAGACTCAGTGTTCCATACGAGTTTGTAACTACTGATGAAGCTAGAACCATATTAGAGAATGCTGGTAAACCATTTACCAGTCAAGCAGGTTTCTATGTAGGTGGTAAAGTATATTTAGTAGCTGAACAGTTGAATCTAGAAACAGCTATTCACGAATTTAGTCACCCGTTTGTTAGAGCAATCCAACAAGAGAACCCTGAACTATTTGAGAAGTTGTTTAATGACTTGAGTCTTTCGGCAGAAGGTCAAAAAGTATTAGATACAACTGAGAAACTCTATGGTAAAGAAGATCCGTTGTTTAAAGAAGAAGCAATCGTAAGAGCATTGACTCGCGCTGCAAAACTTAAAATGACAGGAGCACTAGAGGCAACAGAAAACAAAGCGTTTAAATCTTTAGTTGGTAGAATCCTATATGCAATTAAACAAGCATTTAGAAAATACTTTGGTAAGAGAGTAGAAGTATCTAATCTAGATGTAGATACTACAATAGATGATCTTAGTGAAATGTTATTATCTGCAGATCAAATTGCGTTTGATGTAGAAGCTGTAAGTCAGGATGATGTAATTGCGGAAGAGAGACGTGTCAAAGAAGAGATAGATACATTCTTGAATATTGGAAACACAGACTCGGGAGCTATTGCAATCAAGTCAATGATCTCTGATCTAACACGTATATCAAGAGAGCACATAGATAGACTTGTAAAGAACCGCAATCTTAAAGAGATGGCAGAAATTCTTAAGTCTGGATACGATGAGTCTGATTATAAAAGTATCGTTAGCAACCTAAGTCAGTATCAAAAAGAACTTGAGGATGGAATGCTAGACGCTGCACAAAGACTAGAGTATGAAACACAGAGAGCAACCGCTCTTGTAAATTCTCTATATAGAATAAAGTATATGAGCTCCAAGATGGTGCTTCATATGAAAGAACTGTTGAAAGAAGAAAGTAGTCCAGAGAACGTAAAGAAGTTTTACTACTATAATCAATTAGTAGAAGACTGGTCTAAGATCATAGAAAGGATCAAAGGTGAGATGACTAGAGAGGATGTTGTAACTGGTCCAGTTGTAGACTTAATAGGAAACATAGAAAGCTTATTGAATACCGCTAAGAAATTAGATGTTCAAATGAGCTTTGAAGGATCTGTTACGTTGTTGAAAGAAACATTACAACCTCTTACAGCAAAAGTAAAAGACTACTACGAAAAAATTATCGCTGAACTTGAAAAGAAAGGAGCACCTGAAAGATTACTAAACAGATATAAAGAAGAATACAAACAAGCTTCTTTAAATGAAGGTGATCTTAGAGAATGGTTATCTGGACAACGTGGTGACACACATGCTATTAGTGCATGGTTAGAGTCATTTATGAATATCCAGGATCCTGTTGTATTTGGTTTAGCTAAATACATCAACGATAATATTAGTGAAGTACTAGTTAAAGCACAACAAAGACAGAATAGTATTTTGATGAGTCTTGAACCAATGCTCCGAAATGCAGGACTTGGATTAAAAGATTACGAAGCTCTACATAAGATGGTTACCTATAAAGAGAAAGAACCTATCTATGATTCTGAAGGTAACTATGTAGAAAGAGAAAGGTATGCGTTCTTGCATCACTTAAAAGGATGGAGAGCAGAGATCGGAAAACTACAAGATCAAATACGAGAAGCAGAAAAGAAACGTGTAGAGACTGGTGATAGCACTGAAACAGATGCACTACGTGCAGAGTTGAATAAGTTATTACACGAACAGTTCTATAACGATTACGATTCTAGAGTATTTGCATCAGAAGCTTTGTTTACAAAAGATGAAATTGGTAAGAAAGCATATATCGCTAGACAGAATATTCTAAACAAACTTAGAAACTTAGATGCTACAATCAAACAAAAAACAGATTTGTATGACAGTGAGTTTCAAGCTGAGAGAGATCTACACTGGCAAGAATATGCTGAGTTATATGCATACTCATATCCCGATGGTACATTGAAACAACCGGGTACAGATGATTATGAGATTACAAAAAGATTGCTCGAGCACAGAGAAGCATCAAGAGAATTCTACGAGTGGGTTCCTATCAAAGGTATGTTCCAAGGATCACTAAGATCTTATGAAGAACAACTTAGAGTACAAGGTATCACTGGTAAAGAGTTTGATGAAAAAAGAAACGAGTGGATTGAGAACAACACAAAGGTTAAAATCAAACCTCAGTTTTGGCAAGACGTTCAAGATCTTATTGAACAATTAAAAGTTCTAAAAGGATCTATGCCTGTAGATATGGTTTCTCAAATGGATCTTGATGAACTGTTTAAGGAACTTAATGATCAGATGAGCGCGTTCCGTGATGAAGATGGTCAACCAGATGCGTTGATTATGAGCGAAGCTAAACTTGATCGTATCTTAGAGCTTGATCAAAAAATTGCATCAGCAAGAGCATCACTAGCAGCATACACAGGAATTACTGAAGAGCAAGAAGAATTCAGAAAAGAGTTTGCAAGAAAAGCAACTGAGTATGTTGAATCAAAGTTTGACCCTCTTAGTATGGATATGGAGCAGTACACAGAACTTTACAATGAGTTCCGTGATCTTAATCCAGACGATACTGCATACTATGATGAGATTACAGATGCAATGGGAAGTGGTGAAGGAGATCCTACAATTAAAGAAGCAGTCTCTGATATACTTTTGAAATTGAATGCTTTGAGAAGTAGAACTGCAACTAAGCAGTATATCACTAAAGTAAATTCATTTATCAAAACAGCAGCAGACGGAACTGGTATTAAACCAAGCACTCTGAAAAACAGAATGGGTGTAGGACAATTTGATAGTACTAACATAAATACTCTATTAGATGATATACCTTTCCTGGAGAGTTTATTTGCAGAGAGTCCTGAGTTTGAAAAATGGTTCTCAGCAAATCACCAAAAGAGAACTTTTGTATACGAGTATGGTCCTAACAAGGGTAGCGAAAAAACATCTTACAAGAGATCAAGTGCTTGGAGTGTAACAAGACCTAATAGTGAAGAGTACTACGAGAAGACAGATCTATATGATGATGCAGGAAACGTAATAGAACAAATTTCAGGTGTCCCAACTAACAAGTTTTGGAGACGTCAGCTTAAAGATGAGTACAGAACAAAACGTGTTACATTCCAAGAAGCGCTTGAAATGGGAGACGTTAGTCTAGCTACAGTCGATGAGCAAGGAAGATGGTTACCAAAACCAGATAGTAAGTATAGAAATGATGAGTACTATAGATTAAAAACAACCAATAGAACTCAGTTTGATCTATTGAATAATTTACATCTGTATCATCAGCAGAATCAAGAAGGTCTTAATAAGAATGCAAGACTTGGTGTTTACTTACCTAGATTTAGAAAAGATAACTATGAATCAATAGTATCTGGTGAAGCTAAGGATAAAGTAACATCAATGATTAAAAACTTCAAAGCATCATTTACAAAAGCTGCGGATGATTATGAAGAAGGATACAATGCAGAAAACCAAGTAACATATGTAACACTTGACATGTTTGACTCTCAAGTATCAGGTATTCCTATTATGGGTAGAGCAGACTTGAGTATCGAAGAAACATCTGAAGATACCATCATGGGTATGATGAGATACATGTTATCAGCAGAGCGTCAGAAGAAACTTATTGAGATTAATCCTAATGTAAGAGCAATCCAAAAAGTAGTTAATGACGAAGTTGGTGGTATCAAAGATATGTTGACGGCTAACAAACAAGACTACTTGACAAGAGGTATTACAAATTTTGCTACACGTAAAGGACGTTCTGTTAGATCACAAGTAATCAATGCTATGATTGAACGGGAGCTAGAAGGTAAACAACTAGTCGGTGTTACTGAGAATCTAGCATGGGCAAACAAACTCGCAGGTAACTTGATGAAGATGTCATCATTTGCATTCTTTGCATTTGATGCAGCATCAGCACTGAAAAACGCATTCAACGCTCAGTTCCAGTCAGTTATAGCTGCAGCGGGTGGTGATAATTTAGATCTAACAAGTCTTTCTAAAGGTGCATATTGGGCACAGTTTGCAACAAGTCAGATATCATTTGAAGTATATAAGTTCGGACCGAAGTCACTTAATGTTCAGTTAGTAGAGATGTTTGATCCTGAAGCAACACGTTTTGATAAAGACGCTGGACGCAAGTTTTCTGAAAGCGCTACTCGCACATTAACACGTGACGTTGCTAACATGCAATGGTTTACAAACTTTAGATCTTGGACACAGCTAAACTCGGTACTACAGTTGTTTGGTGGAATGATGAATCACCAAAAGGTTAATCAGACTATCAATGGTGTATCTAGAGAGATAGCGTACATAGACGCTTGGGAAATCAAAGACGGTCAACTAACTCTTAAAGAAGGTATTGACAAATCTTGGGACGTAGGTGGTAAAAAGTTCTTAGAGGTACGTAATAAAGTTCAAGCTGCTAACAAAAACTTGAACGGATCACTCTCAAAGATGGATCAACCTATGGCAAATAGATACCTCCTATATAGAATGGTAGCTTATATGAAGACGTGGTTTACTCGTCAGTTCATGTCAAGATGGGGATTCCGTGGTAACTGGAAGAATCCAGGAGCACGTTGGGATGTACAAGCAAATGACATGACTATTGGTTACTATGTTCAAGCACTTGACACACTAAGACGCGGTATTACTACACTAGGTGCGGACTTTAAGTATATGACTCCTAGAGAGATAGCAGCAGCTAAAAAGGTGATGACCGAAATGGGTATCATATTATTAGGTTCTGCTCTAATAGGTCTATTGTTTGATTACGATGATGATGATGAAGATCGTTTTGCTAAACTTAGAGAGAATTCTGGTCCATTACCCGGATTTCTTGTAGCAGACTCTGCATTTGAGTTTAATGCATCTGGTTGGTTAGAAAATCAAGCGTTGTTCTTAGCTAAAACAACCATGAACGAGCTTGAAGCTATGACACCTATGTTTGGATATGATGATTATATCAACATGTTAAAGCTAGATTCTGTAGCAGTTAGTAGTACGGTTGTTAATATGGGTAAAACCTTACAAGCAATCACTCAGTTGTTGTTACAAGATCCTAGTGCACGGTACAAACGTGCAGTTGGACCATATGAGTGGCAGCAAGAAGGAGACTACAAAACTCTTAACTACTTGTTAAAATCTGTGGGATTATCAGGTAAAATTATTGATCCGGTTAACGCACTTAAAAACTTTGAAAGTGCACAAAATCGTTTCAAATGATGCAAATCTTTTGTATATTATATATGTAAACTATTAAGAATAAACATCATGGCTTTTATCGACATCTTCAATTTTAAAAAATACTTTGCTAAACCAAGTGACTCACAAGTAGCACGTTACGGACACGTGAATGCTTTATACACAAATTTAAAGATTACAGTAGGTTCTTATGATTTTGATATTACTGAGGGAGATTTGACTGTAACTACAAAAGCTGGAGTGATTACTTTTTTAAGTGATATTGCTATGGGTGGAGCTTCTTTCAACTTAGCAAGTACAGAAATATTACCAAGCTCAGTTATTTTATTGACAATTGGTTCTTCAAATGATGCTGCATTAGTTGCTACAACACGATCTGCAGGAACAGGTGATGTCCATATTGTATTACATAATGATGATTCTATTGACGCTGAAGATGTAGTTCTTAACTATTTAATTATCAACTAAGATGGCATTTGTAGATATATTTAACTTTAAGAAGTACATCACTAAGCCTAGTGATGCTCTAACAGCACGTGTTGGACATGTCAATGCAGTATATGATGCATTACAACAACCTGAAAAAAATTACTATGATGTTGCTATTAAAATAGAACTTGATGGAGATACAAATGAAGTTAAATATACTGTAGTATATAATGAAATTCCATCAACTCTTAGAGCATTAAGGGTTATAATTAATCAAAATCCTTTAGCTGATGTATTAGATATTGCAATATCTAATAGTCCATCAGGATCTTTAACAACAATTGATTACAGTAATGTATCTGTATCGACAAATCAAATTATAACAGGAGCAGGAGCTATGCAAATTATTGATAATCAACAAACTTCCGCAGTTATATATTTAGGAATACAGGGTTACACAACACCGTTTGCAAATATAGAAAGACCTTTGTGGATAAATTTAAGACTTTTTAAAGATTTAATCTAATGAAAAAGTACACAGTAGACGAACTTAAAGCAGAGTTCAAAAAGCATGGTTATGATTGGCCTGTGTTTCAATTAGTTGGTATTAGATCTAATGCTAATCTTAAGAATCAGTTTGATGATCTTATTGCAGTAATAGAAAAAGATAATATCACTTGGTACACTTGTACTACTAACCCAGGTACTCACTGGTTGCAGAATTTATTGAATCCAAAAGGGGCAGCATTATTAGTTCCTGGTCAATGGGATGACTGCTGGCAGGTGGGTATGCACCAAGGTAAGTACGAAGCATTGACTCAGTGTAAAGCAGTTACTGTATATAGAGATGGTAACAAGAATGATGTAGCTGAAGAATCTAAGGTTACAGAAACTGGAATCTTTGGTATCAACATTCACCGTGCTAATCCTAGTTTAGTATCTAAGCTTATAGACAAATGGTCTGCAGGATGTCAAGTACTTAATGATCCAAAACAGTTTGCAGAGTTACTAGGTAAGTGTAAGAAGTCAGGATTCAAGAAGTTTACATATACACTTTTAAAAGAGTTCTAATGAAAGACGTGATGAAAAGTATTTTCTCCTCTAAAGGAGAATTATCTTTTAAAAGAATTAGTTCTGGACTAACTCTTATCGTACTACTTTCTCTAGCATATATAAACACATATACAGAGCATAAGACTCCGGACTATGTGTTTGATTGGTTAGTACTAATAGTAGTAGCTGGTTATGGTGGTACTGTAGCAGAAGAAATCTTTAAAAAGAAAACCAATGTCACAACGGGAGAAACAGGATCAACTAATTAAAGACATCTTAGCTGTATTTATTATATGTATAATAGCTACAGTATTTGTCTATGAGATGTATAGAACTAGTACTCTAGAGATACACACTAACCAACTGAAAAAAAAGATCTCACTAGATAGTCTAACCCAAGATTCTCTTGAGATGAAAATCTTACACGACAGTCTAGCACATATAGATAGTCTAAGAGTACTTCATATTAAACACTTAAAAGATCTAGATAATGCAAACAATGATCAGCGCAACCAAGACATTGATATTATTAAGCGTGCTTCTAATAAGCAACTTGACAGTCTGTGGTCAATTTACTCCCCAAAGATTAGTAATTAATGGACAGTCAGGAGTATTTCTTACTCCTGTAGAAGAACGTGCCGTACTTACTGCACTAGTAGACTTACGTTATTATTCTAAAAGTGTATCTCTAAGAGATAGTATAATCCTAGATTCTGAAAAAAGGATTGTTGATAAGAATTTAGAGATTAAGTTATTAACATCTAAGTATAATAATTGTATAGGTGATCAAAAAGAACTGGGTAAAAAGTATAATAGCGTCATAGAAGAGTATAATAAGCTTGTTATTGATAACGAAGTGTTAAAAACTAAAAATAATATACGCAAGAATTGGATTGTAGGGTTAGCTTGTAGTACCTTAATACTGGGTACTTTGCTAATCGTAACAAACTAATGGACAGTAATTTTTATTTTTTAAGAGCACAGATACGTGCTATGAATCCTGATTGGACTCAAGAACAAATCAACGAAGAAGTTAAACGAATCATGGAACAGCACGACGACTGGCATGATAATGAAGATGATGGTTGTTTATATTGCGGATCTTAACTATATTAGTATATGAAGAAAATGAAAAAATATCAAAATGGTGGACAAACATCTAAGAAAAGTTCATCTACAAATTCAGCTACAAAATCTTCACAGCAATCAAACGTGGATGCTGTAAATAAAGCTGCATTAGAAAAAGCAAAAAAAGAAAATGAATCAAAGAAACAGAAACTAGGTATACCTCCATCTAGTTCTATGAGTGTGGCTAAAAAAGGTGGATCTGTTAAGAAAAGAAAATAATGGAAAAGAAGCCATCTTTCAAACCCGAGAATAATAAACTTGATGCTATTATTAAGGAAGCTCGCACACAGAAACCTAAACAACCTAAGAATCCAAACCTATGGCGAAAGTAAATACCGCAAAGAATAACTACGCACCCACAGGCACTCGTAAGAAGCGCCCGGGGGTTGTAGCTAAGAAAAAAACAAGTAAACTAAAAACAAGTAAGAACTACGTTAAGCGTTACCGAGGTCAAGGGTAAACTAATAGTCTTACTGTATCATCTTAAAAGTAAAGTTAACGGTTTACTTTTTTTGTTCTAGGATAGATTTAATGTCAGGTTTAGTGTAGTTCGGACCTTTGAGAATTTTACCATCCTGTCTCAGGATAGGTAGTCCGTCTTCACCTAACTTACTCATGTTCGATCTCTGTATCTCTTCGAATACTTCCACGATCTTGTCTTGCAAACCGTGTTTAAGAATGGTCCCCACAAGTATATATAAC